CGGAAACGATCGACAATTGGAAAAAGGAAAGGTTCGAGGAGCAAATGGTGGATGACGACCACCTATCCTTATTCGCGGCTGCGGCGGCACGTAATGTGCCGCAACAGTGGAACCTGGAAGGTGTATGGCCATATGTCCCGAATGGTCATGCAACGAGCGAACACTTGCGTGAGGAGGGGGGTAACTGGAATGAGGAAGACCCATGGGGCGATTGCTCCGTCGGTCTTGCCGTAACCTCAGGAAAGCCTCGGATAGTAACGGCCTACCCCAGTGGGCTGACCGAGGTCCTTTACCCTCTACACAAGTCGCTGTTCGCGTGCTTCAAAAGGAAGGGATGGCTTTTAACTGGTGAGCCGACACCGGAAAAAGTCGCTTCGTTGAACGGCCGAGGAGAGTACGTGTCCGTGGACTATAGTCAAGCTACGGATAACATAAAAACCGCGTACACTCGGGCAGTCGTCGAAGTTTTAATCGAGAAAGGAGAGGGTCTATCGGATGAGCAGGTCCGAGCACTTCGGGGGGTGGGCGAGCTAAAGCTAGACGGAAGACTAGCTTCTCGCGGCCAACCGATGGGGTCAATGATGAGTTTTCCCCTTTTGTGCCTCATAAATAAAACCTGCGTCGATATGGCCCTGAACGACCTCCTACTCGACGGTGAAATCTCGTTCAAGGAGTGGACGAGTCATCGCTGTCTCATCAACGGTGATGATCTCCTGTTGAAATCCCCGACCACCAAGGGGGGTTTAACATTTCTACCGCGCTTGTGTTGGCACGGAGGGCAAGTGGGCCTGGTGGTCAACGAAGAAAAGACGAAACTGAGCAGCAAACTCGCAGAGATTAACTCCACTCTGTTCGAAGACTGCGTCAGGGAGAAGAAAACAAATGCCGGTGTCCTCCGCGGAAAGGGGGCGTCCGACGTGATTGGGTACAGTGACCGTTGCACGTCAACACCCCGCGCTTTTATTGCGGCGGTCATTGCAAATGTAGGCGCTTTGCGTCTACAGGCAAGAAAAGCCCCGGATCGTCGATTGCCGTTAAAAAAGTGGAAAGCGCTGCTGAGAGAAGCTCGCAGCAACACTTTGTTGGCAGACGCTCTGCGGACCGTGGTTACGGAGGAACCAATCGGTAATGCTTTTCCCGTCGTCGTAGAGCCTCCGGGCTATGCGCTCGGCGCCGAGGAAGAGAAAGCCTTCATCGAGAGTAGAGTCAGGCAGCTAAGGAGAGACGGATACACGAGAGGGCGCGTGTGGGCTCTTTTCAGACTATAAGTTCACAAACATGAACATCCGACTCGGGATTTACTCTCGAAAGCGCGTTACAGGGACCCAGTCGTTACGGGCGGCCCTGCGAAGGAAAATACCACCATCCAAGACAATGACTCTCAAAGTCCTCGCGGATGCGTGGAATAACCAGGTGCAGAAGAGATTGGTCGGTGAGGACGATTCCTCAGTGGACATGAATGTGGAACATGTCTGCGATGATTGCTCCGGAAAGCTTTTGGCTTTCCGAATCGTTTGTGAAATAAGGAATTACAAAAGAGAGAAACTAGTGAAGGGGGGGGCAACTCCAAGCCTCATTCAAACCCCGGAACAGGTTGACGGTCTGCACGGACTTGATACCTAGTGCGCTAGTCCACCTGAACCGCGAGAACGCGGTGGTTAACCCCTAAGGCCCGGCGATGGGCGGCAGGAGACATAAGAAATTGTGTCGTTTGACTGTACG